TACCTTCACTATTTACTTCATATCCCGTTTTAACAAAAATATTATCATTTAATTTAAATTTAAATAAATCATAATCATGATATAATCTGTCAACAGAATCATATGTTAAATTTAATTTAAAAAAACCATCATTAGTTTTTAAATATACATCAACATCAGATGAATTGCTAGCAACAATATTTGTTTTCATACTTAACAATCTACCAGTTTGCCGAGTATTTTCGTTTTTGTTGCTTAAATATTCATTTAATACATGAAAAGGAATATCTGAAAATTTTGACATTTATTTTTCCTCAAAAATTTCTATTGATTTTTCAACTAGTCTTGGAAATTGGTCATAATTTAATAATATCACGGTTAGTTGGTTATCATATATACTGTTGTCATAATATTCTTTACTATATCGTGGATATAAATTTCCATCATTATCTGGCATATGTATTTCCGAACCAATTGGTAATAGTTTAATATCTCTTATTGTCATTGTACTTATACCATTGATATTTATAAAATTGTCATCTTCTGATATATTTTTTGGATCCATAATATATTTTTTTATTTCGAGAAAATTAATTTCATCTCCAAAATTTCTATTATTTACATTGAAATAATATGCTAATTTTTTTCTTATATCATTAGCAACAATATTAAAATTATATGTTCTTTTTATTTTCAGTCCTATTGTAAAAGTAAAATACACAAATTCATATGACGAAAATTGTTCATATGTCGAAATATGTTTATATGGATTTAAATATAATTTAATATCGTTCATCCATGATTCTGAATATGATGTAGGTTGTGGATATTCATCATTATTTAATAATATAGTTTCTTCACCGAATTTTAATGGTATTAAAGATATAAAAACTTTATTATAATCGGTATAATTACCGACTAATGATATATCATTTTCACCCCATACATTAGCTTTAACTACATCGTTTCTTTGTTCAAGTATTTTAATATAATCATTTTTCGTCACTGTTCTATATTGTGTATGACTTGAAACTAATGATGACTTTCTAATATTTTCAATACTTTCGGGATTTGCACCGCCTGATGTTGCTAAGTTATTTTTAATATCAATGATTTTATTACTAATACTTTTCAATGTATTTAAGTTAATTAAAAAATCATTCGAATCAATAGCATCAATATTACCAGAACCCATGTTACCATCAGCACCTGATGATATTAACATTTTAATTTTAATCTCATCTGTTTTATTAGGTATGTTTCTTAAATTGGAAAACTCAATATAATATCTTCTGTTCTTATCAAACTTAAACAAATAAGCATTATTCTCCTTTGTTATGTCACTAATATTGTCATAATAGTTTGTTATTCTTAACCATGGGTCACTATTATTAACTGTTAGTTCAATATTATTATAATCAAATTTCTCAAGTGGTAAATATAATTTACCATCAATTATGTCACTTCCTCTATAATTATATTCAACCACTCTACCTTGAACAACATATAGTGGAGTTGTAAGTCTATATGGATATGTCATTTCATCTGTTAATTTTTCTGTCAATGGTAAAATAGTGGAATAGTAAATAGAATTACCTTCACTATCTGTTTGATTTGTTTTTAATTGAGACCATGGAGCAATATATACAGATTCACCTGGATTTACATATATCACACCTCCATAATTATCAGCTAATAAAGTTACATTTACATAACCATATGCTGATACATATCCCTTTGGTTCATATCCACTTAAACGTGATAACATATGTACAGTTTCATACATATCAGCTGTTTCAATATATTGATTTTGTGCTATTTTATTACCATAATATGTTGTTAATGCTGATAAATATGATACCAATTCAATTAATAAAGATATATTTGAACCTTCATAATTATAATCTTTAAACTCGTTTGTTTTTGATAACAAATCTTTTAAACGAGCCTTGACAGTATTATAATCAATGTCCATATAATTTGGTATTAATACATTTGACATTTCTTAAATCTCCTAGTGATATGTTATATTTATATTATATAGGTTTTAAAACAAAAGATATTGTTTCATTTCTTTCAGTGTTCATTCCTATGCTATAATCTATTACAATTTCATATTGATTTTTATCATGATTAGAATGAACATGTACTTTATTAAGAACAACTCTGTCATCATATCTTGTAATAGAATCAAATATTTCATTACCTATTTTATTTGCCGTAATATCATTAACTGGCTCAAATAAATAACGTGTCAAAGATGAACCAAAATTAGGATTCATTCTCCTTTCACCGGGTGTTGTTGATAATATATTAACAATAGAATTTTTTACAGCAGCAAAATCTATATCTTTTTGTATATCACCATCAGCTTGTTTTTTTAATTTTATATTAAAATCTGAATAAACGTAGTCCATATCTTACTCCGGCAATACATATATTTTTTGTATATTTTCTGTTATTGGTAATCCACTTGTATTATCATTACTATTAAACGTAACTAATGTATAATCAGAATCCCCCGTTTTGTGTTCCGAAGATGTCACCTTAAATGGGAAACTATATTCATCGTTCATTGTTAACCAAATACCTTCTTTATCTTCTACAAAAAATGATGTCTGGTCACCTTCAATTTTAAATCTTGTTTCATCTATAAATTCAATACCACCACTAACAGGTTCTAATATAGTCGAACCTGCTGATATAGCTTCATTGATTGATGTTATATTATCCACAATATAACAATATGGTACAACACGTATATATGTATACATACCATCATCATAATATTCATCATAATAAAAAGATTCTCTTATTAATCCTTTCTTAACAATGCCATCACTAAATGTAATAATAATATCTTTATTTAATGTAAAATTTGTTTCTTCATTCCCATAAAACCAAAATGAAAACATATCCTCATTTAAGTTTAATATATTTCTATATAAAATTTCTGGATTTTTAATACTAACAATACCACCGTTTGATAAAAATTCAACTCTTATGTTTTCACAAGCATGTGGTATTATAAATTCTATATTATCATCTAATGAAGTTGTTTCTATAATATAATTTTCATTTTCAATGTCATATACATTTATTTTTATTTCACTAATACTATCTATTGATAATGAAATTAATTTACCTTCTGTAACAGATATATTTTGACTTATACCTTCATCTTCATTTGCTGTAAATATTAATCTTTCATCTTCGATATTGAAGTCAATAATATCACCTATTATATCCCAATCATCTGGAGGTATTGTTCCACCAGCTGATAACCAATTTGTATTAGTAAACAAATTAAATGATGGTATAGGATATACTACATTACCATTGATTTTCATTTCAATTATATTTTCATTTAAAAAACTATAATTGATAAAATCAGGTACTACACTAACTTCTGTATAATTACCTGCACTAGGTGGATAATATGTTGATTTCACTATTTCACCACTAGTAAATCCATCTTCACCACAATCAATAAGTATCTCACGGTTTAAATATAAATCACCTGTTTTATCTTCTAAAATTTTAAATGTATTATCGGAATCATATGATATGTTATCATCAAAAATAGGTGGTTTATTTTCTTCTGTAACACCTGTTTCTATACCATCACCCCAGTTTGAAAATCTGAAATATGAATCAACAGTATCAGTTGCATGTTCATACATTTTTTCACACATATCTGATTTTTTATTTATACTTTCAATCTTTTCTTCTATACCATAAACTTGTGCATCCCAAGCTGCTTTATGTATTAGTCCATCACAAATAACTTGAAATTCATCTTCTTTTTTATTTAAAATTGGATCCATATTTTTATAAAAACTAACTGTATAATTTTCTGTTCCATTAGGTATTTCAACTGCGGAATTAGCAGGTTTTAAATAAGCAGTTGTTGTCGAAAATAATGCATTATATGTTGCCGGCTCTAATAAATAAGCTTCAATATTTTCAAATGTCCCGCCATTATCTCTTGTTAAATGTATTAACATACCAGTTTTTTCAAATTTACTAGTGTGATTTACTCCAGCATCTACCTTTGTCAATTTTTTTCTATCGTCTGATGTGGATATAGTGCATGAATTTAGTGTATTTGATGCACTAGGTGATTCTGTGTTTATATAATTTAATGTTTCAGTTGATATAATATCCATTGTGTTTAATGCATTATCACGTTCGATAAGTAATGACTCCAAATCCTTTCCTGACGAGTCCATTGATTTTTTACTTACGAACTGATCAATGGTATATTTTTTTGCTATCATTTTATCTATATCATTCATATTTAAATCATCAATGTCATTGATGCTCCTTCAATTATAACACCTGTATATGTTCCTATAAAAGAATCACCTAGTCTTGCCATTGGCATTCCACTCACAATAGATTTATCACTACCCTCAATAATAGTGCTTATACAACCACAATTACCTAGAACAGAATCACCGATTCTAGCAGCAGGCATGCCACCGATAATTACATTATTCGAACAAGATATTATTCTACCTTCTATATTAGGACCATGTATTGAACAATTACCAAATGTTTTATCACCTAATCTAGCTGCTAACATTTATAACTCCTATAAGGTTGCAATATCCGTATCAGTTCTAACAAGACATCTTACAAATTCGGAATACTGTTCAATTTTATCTATTGTAGCGTTATATTCCTTTTCCATGAATGTTGCTACATCTTCAATTATTTTTACAATTTGTCTGTATTTTTCTTCCAGTTCTTTATATATACCTTTAACTATACCTACAATTTTTTTAGATAATTCTTCTTTTGCGTTTTTTAATATATTACTAATTGCATTTTTAATATCAATAACTAATTTTCTCATGTTACCAATCATATCAAATGCACCATTTATAGCATTTGTTACCATTTTGGTTACAAAATTTATGGCCATTTCAGCCAAATTATTTAACATTGAAGTTAATTTTTCTAATAACATTGTTATAAATGATTTACCACCTGGTTTTATTTTACCACATGGAGGTGAAAGCATATCTTTTGCTATATTCACTCCTTTTGATTTTACATCTGATATTATAGAATCTGCATTAACTGTCGGTATTTTATTAACTAATTCCTTCATTTTTTCAGAAACATCTGCTGTACTAATACTTAATGGTATTAAATTATTAAGTTCCTTTAATGCTTTATCACCATTTAATAATGGTTCTAATATTATACTATTAATACTTTTTTTGACACTATCAACAACTTGACTTATTTGCGATTCATTAAATCCAGGTACTATATTTTTTATATTAGATATTATATTATCCAATATTTTTTGTTGTGTTTCAACAGTACTAATATTTAATGATAATACAGTATTAATATATCCTAAAGCATGATCTGTAATTTGTCTTACCTGAAATTCTGTTAAATTTATTGCTGAAGCTTCCTGAATAACCATTAATACATTATCTACAGCATGTCTAGTATTTTTCCAGTCAATGTTTTTTACATTATTAAACAATGTTCTAACACTTGTTATTTGTGGGATATATCCTTCTATTTGTTTAGGTATAAATATTGTTTTTGTTAATATATTATCATTGAGTAATGTCAATTTTAATGCTTCAACTGAACTATACATTGACTCAATAATTTCAGATATGCTTCCCATTTTACTTACTAATATTGTGGGATCAACGGTTGGTAACATAATATTCTCCTATCCTATAATAACTACCATTCCCGATATATATACTAATACACCTGCACTTACCATTGTTATTAAATCACTATCAACTTTATTTAATAAACCACCTTTTGACATTAATAACAAATCTGAACTTATATCAACCAATAAATTACTTTTAACGCCTACTTTTAACTTACCTTCTATATCAACTCTTCCATAACTATTGACATCGATTTTTTTAGCTGGGTTTCTTGTATGTATTTTTATATCAGAAGTTTTAGTTCTAATTTGTATATCATCACCCGACTCTAAATTGAATTTACCACCTGTTACAATATTATAACTATTGTTAACATTTGTGTTTTGTTCACCAAATTTTTCTGTTACCGTTGCAGAAACTTCTTCATTTTTCGAACCAAAAATTTTTGTTGTTTTAGTTGATGTAATAGTTTCACTTTTTTCTTTTGTTATTTTTGTATATTTACCACCTACATTAATATTTAAATCATCTTTAACATATGTGTTTTTAGAACCTCTTGCATATTCATTTGTATTAGCACCATCTTTCGTTACATTTTTAATATCACCATCAGAAGTAAATTCTATCATGGCACCGGTTACACCATGTCTTATAATAATTCTTTCATTACCTTCTGTATCATCTAACTCTATAATATGACCACATTTAGTTCTTGCTAAAACAAAATTATTAGGATAAACTGTTGTTGAATTTTCACCTTCACACCAATCCGAATCACATATTATTTTTGGATATACACCATCGGGGTCATTGAATCCTTCTGATGTTTCAATTCCTTTACTTGGAACTCCCGGTGCAGTAGCGAAATAAACAGGCATCATTGGATTACCGTATTCAAAAAATACAAATACATTTGCACCTTGACATGGAACTCCAAATTGACCTACTTTTGATGTACCACCATATATTGATGTTGCTGGAGATGCCCAAGGCAAATCTTCTGTTGGTATACCTTCCGTTTCACTAACTGTTTTTTCACTAGTATGCATACCATATATTCTTACCTTCACACGGCCTAATTTTTCGGGATCATTGTTGTCCTCAACAATACCCCTCATTATACTATTAACTTTATATGATGGTAATTTTAAATTTGTAATTTCAAATTGCATTTTTTACCTCAAAACACTTACACCTACATCAGTATTTATTTTTGTTGCTTCATGTAAATCTTTATTATCAGAATCTAAATATCCATTTTTACCATATGTTAATACTTGTTTCCACACATTATTTTTATCCGATGAAAATATATTTTTAACTGTTAATAATAACCATTTACCATCAAGAGATTTATCAATAAAATTACTTTTAACATTACTTGGCCAACTTATATAACTAATCATACCCGCATATCGTCCTTCATAAGCATATAATGGTTGTATATCTACTGTACATAATCTAATATATTTTTTTATAAAACTATATTCAACAATATTTTGTAATGTTTCACTTGTTATATCATCATAATATGACACTTCAACATCCTTACTGCTAATATCAGGTAATAAAGTATATTTACCAAAACTAGTATATTTTTTTATAATGTCTTTATATTCCCATTGATATTTAACTTGTCTATTAACTTCAATATCAAATCCCGTTGCAATTCCACCTGCTAAATCTCTTACTAAACTATAATCAATTCCCTTATATGAATAATCCAAAATTTTGTTTACATATGCCTTATCATAATCAAATATGTAATCCATTATTTGACCATTATTATCTTTTTCTTCTATTTTTTCATTTAACAATTTTTCAATAGATACATAATTTAATCCTCTTGCATTAGAAAAATATAAATAACCGGATGTATTTGTTTCATTACTAGATCCTCTAGGTAATAACCAATGTAATGCTGCTGCAGATGATGTATTTGACATTACATATTTCATTGATTCTTTTGTATCTTCAAATTGAACAAAATCATCTTCTCTTTTTATCATGTGTTTTGTTATATGTGAAACTATATCAGATATTTTAACATCATTCCATGATTTACTATATCTTAAATATGCAAAATTTTTAAATCCTTCCTCCACAATTTGTAATGAATATATTGATTTTTCATTACGAAGATAATCCATTCTTCTGTCCATATTTAAAGAATGTAAATTAAAATATTTTTCTATTTTTTTACT